CTGATAGTAACATACCGGTTAAATTACTCTGAGCATCGTTTATTTCTTTTAAATCGTTTTTAGCCCATCTTTCTTCTGTTAAAGAAGTTGTGTTTATGTTTTCTTCTACATTGTCCTGTATAGGTATCCCCTGTCTATCTTGACTAGGCGTTTCATAAGGATTTGTAGTTAGAGTTGTTGGATATATTATATGTTTAACGCCTTGATTGTCAATCCAAGATACATTAACATAATTAACATAATCTTGCGGAAGTATTATACCTAAGTTAGATGACACCGTAAGCTCTTGAGATCTAATGCTTTTTAAAGTATCATAGCTAAACTCTTGTAATCCACGTTTAGCAAAAAACATAACATCAGTTTTTTTAGCGCTTGGTATAAGTTTACCAGCACCAACATAACCTATCATAAAGTTAGTTATAACATCTTCTAGTGTAGTGTAAGCATATCCGCCATAATTATTTTCTACTGCATCGCCAAAAGCATCTCTATCTCCATATTCACCGCCAAACTCTGTAAGTAGTTGAACAACAAACCATTCATTAGTCTGAGGGGCTACACTTAAAGTTATAACATTATCTACAACGGTATAAGCAGAAGTATATTCTACAAATGTGCCAGGTAAGCCCAATGGACTAACATACAATTTAAAATTATTTAAATTATAACCAGGTGTTGTTGGGTCTGAATTACCAAATATTAAATCTGTGTTAAACGTAGTTGTTATAGTGGAATTAACTATAGGCGCTTCAAAGGTTTGAGAGCCTGAATAATATTGCGCATTAGTTTCGGTTATTAAACCGTTATTAGGTTTAGCCATTTGTTAACTTTTTTTATTAGTTTCATCAGCTTGAACTAAAGCTGCAGCTGTTTGAACTACTTGAGGATCTCTTATTATTATACCAGAATATAATAATATTTTAAGTATAACCTCTGATTGTTCTGATTCATGCAGTTCAAAGTTTGTAGAAGCAGTTTCAGTAAATACATATTGCCCTAGCCCTCCTGGGGTAAAACCCCACACTACATTTTTAGGTTTTCTAATATAATCAACAGAAACATTAGAAGCTATAGAAGTGGGTTTTATAAATAACTTATTATTTTCATAAAGATATATAGGATTTATTTCAGTTGGTTTTGTTAATCTTGATCTATCTACATAATAAAATTCGCTTCTATCTAATCTTTGAATTTGATTAGTATTTTTATATACAACAGTACCTAGTCTATAAAAATCAACTGTTTCTCCATAGGCATCAACTGTTGGTAAACTAAAGTAATTTAAAGTGCCAGTACTAACATAAGTTGGGTTTCCAAATGTTTTAAATATAGCTATTTTTTCATCAATATTTTCTTGACGATCTGCATAATCCGTATCCGCTTGAGGTATACGTAGTTGCTGATTTAAGTCATCAAAATATTTTTCAAATATTTCTAACTGAACCTGTGTTGCTACTTTATTAAACTCCGTAGGTGTCATATACCCACGTTGTTCTTTATTAAGTATCATTAGTACAGTTTGATATACTGTATTTACATTTATAGCCATTAGTTATTTTTATTATAATAAAGGAGGCGTTACACCTCCCTTATTAATATTACATGTTATGAGAACTTTTTCTCTATAGATTGAAAGACTTGTATGCCTTCGTCTGTTTTAAAGAAAGATGCCATAGCTGAATATGGGTTTTCGTCAAATGGAACTGTCATTAATTTACGTCCGTTTGAAGCCCAAGTAAATGTTCTTTGGTCATCTGCTAATTTAATTATATGAGCTTCAGTCGCTCTAATAGCAAAATTTCTTAATTGAACATTATCATCATTAGCTAGTTCTAAGAATAGTTTTGGATTGCTTTTAGCAAATAGTAACAAATCACGTTTAAGCTCCTTAGAACTCATCTCTGATACCTTAGATCCTAATTCAACTCTTAATATAGCTTCAGCTTGGTCTATATCTATTCCTTGTGCTGCATTTAGAGCATCTATTTCTAATTCTAAATCAAATAAATCATCTTTAGCTATTTCAACTTGGTCTAGCTCTGTATATATTTTATTTTTTAAAGGATGATATAATGATAATATTTTTTGTAGTACTTGATTTCTTTTAGGCACAAACAAAGAACCGTTTTTAAATACAATATGACCCAATGTTACTTCTCCGTTTTGCTCATCTTTAAAAGGTGAGTTTTGATTAGTAGCATATCTTAGTTCACGTTGTTCATTTGTTTTTTCATCGTAATGAAGCAAAGCGTGTCGTAATGAATGTCTAGACGGTATTTTTAATGTTAATGGTTTTTGATTACCTGTTGTTAAATAAGTTCTATCTTTAATTTCCCAAGACGGATCTTGGACTACTTGTTTTTTAGCCATAATATAATATAATTTAATAGTTAAAAGTAAGTATTACCCCTGAAAATACATCAGGGGTAAACCTACTAGAGTAATTACACTCCTTTGAATAATACAAAGTTGTTAGCAGCTTGTACTACTAAACATCTTTCAGATAGGAAGTTAACCTCCATTGCATCAAGACTAGAAGTGAATGCACCTCCAGCTGATCCAGTCAACCAAGACTTCATACGACGATCTTCAGTCTGTGAAGCTCTGTATCGCACATGTAAAAATGGACGACGAATGTTAGTTCCTAAAATTTGATCGTAAACTGTTGAAGTTCCAGCTGGTACTAAAACACCTTCAATAGAAGCTACACCAGTGATTGCACCACGAGTAGAAGCATCATTTAAGTATTTCCAGTCAGTCTTATAAAAATCATAAGATCCTCTACGGAAACCGCTAAACCCTAGGTTTAATGCCATTTCTTCAGAGTTTTCAAATAGTCCATAAGCAGTACCACCTTGAGCACCAGTAGAAACGCCAGCTAGCATACCGTCAATTTCCAAAGAAGTTGCACGATTTAAGAATAGCATGTTTTCTTCAATAGCTCCTTGAGTATCTAGATTTTTTAAGATATTATCAAAGTCATCTAAGTTAGCTCCGCTAAAAGCAACCTCAACGTTTCCTCTGTCAGCTACAGCTGCGAATAAACCTTGTGTACCTTTATAGCCATCAGTTAAAGCTTGCGAACCAGCAGCTGCTAATTCTCCTTCAACTACACTCATTTCTAAGTAATCTTCAAAACGTAAACGAGTTTCAGATTCAGCTTTTAAATACCATAAGTATCCAGATGTTCCATCTTCAGTAGCAACTTCTACCCAACCGATTTGAGACATATCAGATCCGTTAATAGTGTAATTGTTACGAATAATGATAGGAGAATTGCTGTATTGAGTAAAAGTAGGATCAATACTGATATTTTCTCCTTTTGTGGTAATCTCACCAGCAGCCCCACTCCAATTAGTTATTGAAGATCCTTTTCCAAATTCAGAACCATATACAAACATTTTTATTCCAGTAGCAGCTAGAGAACTTGTATCAGCAGCTGTGTAAGGTGCAACAACCACATTTCCATTTACTGGGTGTGATCCTGTAACTACAGCTTTTAATTCAGCCCCAAGAGCATCTAAAAGAACAACAGTTTGTCCTGGAGAAACAACGTTTTCAACTAACGTGCCATCAAGAGCAGTACCTCCAACTGGAATACCAATAGTATTTGTTCCACTTGTGTTAGTACATCCATCATAAGCAATGTGTAAACGATTTTGTTCTGACCAGATAACTTGATCTGATGTCATTGGCATTTCAGCTCCAACCATACGTAAGAATCCAGATAACGTTCTGTTTCCATAACGCTCTACTTCTTGTTCGTAAATTTCAGGTAGATACTGTTGTGCAAAGTCTTTTCCAGTTCCAGTATTAAACTGCAAGTAGTTAGACTGTAATAATTGTTGTGATTGAGACGGTTTAATAGTCCCAAATGTAGGGGATAATGTTCCCATAATAATTTAGTTTTTAATTGTTAAATTTTCTTGTTTTAATTTTAAGCTTTGAAGAATCTAAACCGCTAACTGCTTTTACTTTAAACCCATCAATAAATACATTACCATCTTGTGTTTTGCGAGGCTCTGTACTTATGTTTTTAGATTTAGCTAATTGACCTTTAATAGCGTCGGTTTTACCCTGCTCATAAAAGTGATTAGCAATTGTATCTGCATTTCGCGCAGCGTATAAAGCTTTATGATAACCTTTTGTATCTACGACTTCTCCTTTATCATTTAAGAACGTCTTAATGAAAGTGGATATATCTTTTTGGTTATCAGCAACCTTAACAGGGTCTTTTATACCATACCTGAATTTTTTCTCTCCAACTTTAAAATCAAAACCTTTGAATTCATTGTTAAGAAGCTCATCTGTTTGGCTATGGAACTTGTTTTGGTTAACTTTACTGAGCTCTTGCTCTTCATTGTATCGGTTAAAAAAGTCAATAGCTTTTTGTTGCTCTTGATTAACTCCAGGTCTCAACTTGATCTCTGCATAGTATTTATCTTTGAGCGAATCCAAATAACCTTTGGCTTTTGCAACTTCTTCTTTATAAGCGAGTTTTTTCTTTCTAATATCTCGCTGTTCGTCTAATTCTTCGTCATAATTAAAAGAATCTTCAATAATAAATTGAATTTCTTCTGAATCTAAGTGAGGTTTTGCTTGCTTATAATACTCTCTTAGCAATGCCTTACCATCAATACCACTATAATCTGCATTTAATCTAGCATAATCTTCAATGGTTCCACCAGTTTCTTTCATAAAAGTTACTAACTTATCTACGTTTTCTGGTAACTCTTGTGTTTCTGCTTGCGGTAATACTTCTTTTTGTTCCTGTGAGGTGTCGGGACTTTCAGTGCCTCCAACCATTGTGACCTCTTCATCGTTATTACTTTCATCTTCTACTAGTTCTATAGGAGATTCTACTACTTCTTCTTCGGTGGCCCGTACTTCTTCAACCACTCCTTCGCTGTTGCCACTGTCTTTTGATTCTTCGACAACAACATTGCTATCATCTGTCTCTTGTGTTTGAACGGCATCTTTTTCTGGTTTTTTACTTAAATCTATTTTAGTAATTTCAGGTACTATATTTCCCTGGCCTTTAATTTTAGGAGTTTTAGTTTTTAATTTAAACTCTCCCTCTTGTTTTACTTCTTCTGACATAATATAATATAATAAAAATTAATAATCCCTTATCGTGGGGTAAATTGCTCTAAACCAAAACCATCTAAGTTATCATTACCCGATGATTCAAAGTTTTTAGGCAGTAGATCGTTTTGTCTTTGATCTATAAGTTCACTTTGTTGAGTACCTTGTATTTTTACTCTTTTATCTTTTCTATCTTCTATTAAAGCTTCTTTTTCTCTTTGTGCTTGTGCGCTTAATTGAGCTAATTGTAACTGATAATTAAACTCTTCAGCCATTAATTGCTTTTTAATTAAAGCCTCTTGTTCCATTCTTTGTATTTCAAACTGAGACTTAGCTTGTTGTATTTGAACTTCAGTTTGCGCTAATGCTTGCTGCTTTTGAACTTCTGCTACAGCTGCTTTTTCTGCCGCTTGAGCGTTTGCTTCAGCTTGCGCTTGTATATTAGCCATTTTAGCAGCTTGCTCTGCTTCAGCTCTTTTCTTTTGTCTAGATTTTAAAAGCTCATTAGCTAATTTAATATTTTGTATTTGTCTAATATCAATAGCGTCGGCTAAATCAATTGTTTTTGTTTGTAATGCTATTTGAATACTTTTTTCTAACTGCGCTTTTTCTTCTTCTTCTGGTTCTAGTTCTAAGAATATACCAAAGTCATGTATGTGTAAATCATCTATTTCAGTTAATGTAGCTGTGTTAAAACTATTAATACTACTAACTAAAGCTTGTTTTGTAATTGGAAACTGCAGCATATCACTAACTCTTAAACTAATATTTTCGCAAGTCTTTACTGTTAAATACATTAATGATTGCAATATATGTCTTGTAGCTGTATTAGAATTTGCTGCTGCTAGTTTTTGTAAACCAACTAAAGCATTTTTATCAGGCGCGCTTCCGTCTCTAGCTTCATTTAATCCAGTTACATCACGTATCATTTGTAAATAATATTGATACGTTTGTATCATTGCCTGTATTTTAGATATGCCTGAAGAGCTCTGCAGTTCTTGAATAGGCACTTTACCTCTATTAAGTTCGCCGTCTTGAGTAAGTGATCTACCAACTATTGTACCAGTCTGAAAATACATATTTAATGCTTCTGCTGGATTATAGTTTGTTCCGTTACCTAAATCTACTTCTGCTAGACCATCTACGTCTACATAAACACCATCTGGAACTACTCTAGCTAAAACTTGTTGTAGTTTTAAATGAGTTATTTGAATCATATCAGCAAACCCGGTTGTTCTACTAACTAAAGATTCAATGCGCCCTTGATACATTCTTGGAGCACTAATAGAGTAATTCATATTAACTCTAGTTATATCTCCGTTAGGTCGTGTCATATTCTCTGCAAGCTTCCATTCTAGCATTCGATCACCCATACCTAATATTTTTGCACCGGTATATAAAACTTCAATTGATCTTGAAGCTCTTTCAAAGTTGTCACTTTGTGGCGGATTAAAAGTATCGGGTTTTTCTAATGTTTTTTCTAAACCTTGCTCTGTTTGTTTTATTTTAAATACTTGATCTTGATATGTTTTGTATTCAAAAAACAGTACTTGATGTTGTTCTGGATCAGATTGAACTTGCCAATCGCTTCTAGCGTAGTTTTGTCTACCAGGGTATTTTTGTATTTCTTCTAATTCATTATCTGTTAAATAAGGAAATAATCTTTTTATTTCAGAAAGAGTTAAACTTTTTATTTCACCTACATAATAAATATCTTCAAAATTAGGATCATCAGTTGCTGAATAAACTAAATTAGCTGGATCTACATAATCAACAGTTACACCTTCAGATAAATTAAAACTAGTTTTACTAGCTGCTATTCCTAAAACAGTTAAATCGTAAGCTAATCTTTTTTTAGTTTCTTCGTATTTATTAAAATCAAGAACATTATTTATTAACTCCTCTTCAGCTATTTCTACACTTTGCTTGTAATTAAGCTGCATGTATAAGTCAAGTTCTCCTGGATCATTTGGCAAACTTTCCGGATCTGCTGAAGCATAAAAATTTTGCCCTGTAAGTTTAGCTAGCTCCTCTATATTATCTTTTTGCTGAATATCTCGTAATGCGTTAAAAGCAAAATCTGTTCTTTGTTGAGTTGCAAAAGGATCCGAAGCAAAAGATTTTATTTCATATCCTTTGTTTGTCATTCCGTTTACAACTATATCTACAAACTTAGATAAAACAGGCACAGGTTTCCAATCTAAATTAAGATAAGATAAATCACCGTTAGTAGATAATTCATCTTTATATTTTTGTATGGGTTGTTCACCTCTAGCATACAATCTTAATCTATTAAAATTCTGAAAATTATAAGAGAATCTATTTTGCCCACTATTGTTTCTAAACCATTCCTGCTCTATAGCATTCCCTACTTTTAAACCATACTCAAATGATTTCTTTTCTTCTTCAGGTACTACCTGGTCTGGAAAGATGCTATTATTAGTAGTATAGATCATTTATTTATATTATTTTTGAATTCACTCCTGTATTATTATATTTTTTAAATCCTAAAGAAACTTTTGATATGGTTCTTTTCGCTACAGGTGTATACCTGTGTTTATTACATGCCATAATAGCTAAGCCAGAACTTATAGAGGCATCATGCTTCGTTCTGTTATTAATATTAAATTTAGCCCAATCTTCTAATGTTCTTTGAAAATAAGTGTCACCATATCCTTCTGTAAGTAAACCAACGTGGTTTTCTATATAATCCTCAATAGCTGCTGCGTGAGCTTGTTTTATATCTTCACTTGAATTAGGTATACCTCCTATTTCTTTTTCTGTTACTGATAATTTATGCATTACTTTGTCTGGTCTATTCATTGAATAGCCTCTGTAACCTCTTCTTTTTAAATAATATAAAAGTCTAGGTTTATTGTTTTCAGCTAGTATAGGCATTCCATAAAAAACTAAAGCCATTAAAACATCTTCAAAAAATATATCAGCTGTTTGTGGTCTTGATATATACTCTAAAAAGAATAAGTTAGGTGGCACATCTTCCATTGAAAATTTTGTTAATCCGTGTAAAGCGCCCTTAGATCCTTTGCCGTCAACTGTACCAGATATATCATAACTATCACATCCAAAAGCCCCACAGTGTTCATTACCAGGATATTTTGTATTGTTTTTTATATTATATCTATTTTGTAAAGTAATTGGCGGCACCCAGCTAACTAAAAATCTTCCGTTTTTATTAGGAACAAATAATACTCTTGTATCTTTTATTCCATTTTCCCATTGAAAACTACCCTGTGTAACTACATTAGTATTACGCAAGTCTTCATTATAATCAATTTGCTCGTATATTTTAGTTAAATTAAACAAAGACTCTTTAGCTTCGTCGCGAAACGCATGCTTTTCGGTTCTTGGAAATTGTCTATAATATTCATTTAAACCGTCTTGATCATCTTTTAATCCTTCAACTTCATTTTCCCAATGCGATATAACACCTATATCAATTTCGTCACCATCAATTCCTTTGATCGGTTTTTTTGGAGTGTCAAATACAGGTAATCCATAAGAATCAATGTATCCTTCGTAGTTCCATTCCATAGGAACGAACAAACTATATAGTCCTGAGCTAGTCTGACCATTGCGGTTTCTTTTGTTGACGTCCGAAGCTTCGTATAATTTTTTAAAGTTTTCTCCACCTTTGTCTAATGCATTTGAAGTAGAACCCATCATGCATTTGCCGACGATCCTTCTACCTAATCTTAACGTTGTCTTCGTGACCCTCCAGTTGTTGAGGATGTTGTCCGGTCTCTCCCATTTACCCGATTCATCGTGGACGAGTAATTTGAGTTTCTCTCCGTCGTACGAGTTGTCTCCGGTATTCTTCCAGTCAATGGTCGTATCCAATCCCTCTTGTATATCTTGGTCTGTCTCTTTGATCGAGTTGCGCGTGAGACGTTTAGATGGGACTTTATACGATAATTCTGTTTTGGGACGTTCCATCCCGTCTTGTATCGGTTTAAAAAAGAATGGGTAGTTAATTGATATGGGTACAACCTTATCCGTGAACATCTTCTTAGCGTCAGCTCCCGACTTAGAGAGTATTCCAAACCTAGAATCTCTCGATATTGTTGCCTGGTTAACTGTGTCGGACGAAGCCATGAAACTAAACCCGGACCGTCTGTTCTTAAGATAACACATTCCGTAGGATCTACTATCAGATTTGCATGCTTCCCAAAATATGTAGAATAATCTATTTGATTCCCGAAAGTCTGCGTGCCCAACATCAATTTTGGTCCACTGCAAGTACATGTAATGAGAACCAGTAATGTAAGTAGGAATGCCTTTATTGTAATACCAAAAGCCTTCTTCACGTCTAACAAATTCTTTATTAATGTAATCATAATATTTTTCTTTAAACGATAAAGGCTTTTCATTCCACTCATAAACATTCTTTACTTTGTTTAATTCTTTAGGATAATCTAAAACATTCCATCGCTGCTCTTCTTTTTTATCAGAACATTTATAAACATCTTCCGCTAAAGGCAAGGCTACTAATAGGTTCTGTATATTATATATTTCACCTATTTTTCCAGTTTTACTAATAATTACAATATCATGCTCTTTATTGTAACCGTATTCCCATTTATTAAGCCTATTTAATCTTTTTATTACTTTAGGCTTTATATGGTCTTCTACTATACTATATAAACTTTGCTCGTACATTATCTAGATCTTCCTTCAGCAAAACCTTTAAAAGTATTTGCTTTTTTATCTACAGGCTTATCATCTAATAAATCCTGTTCCTCTTTTATTCTAGCTAGTATTTCAAAAGCATCAAATATTGCTAATTTTTTAGTAGCGGCAGCATTCTTAAGTCTGTCAGCTGAGATGTCATCTTCTGAGTCTACGATCTTTTCTTTAGCTACCTTTATTAATTCTTCAACTGCTTTTTGCCCAGCTTGGATTATATTCAGTTTCGTTTCCTTTATTTTCATATTTAATTAAAATATCATTTGATTGCATACAATAAAGAAGTTCATTATCTACTACAAATTCAAACTCCCGATTACTTTTAAACACCACGGTGTCTCCTGTGCTTATTTTAAGCGCATTTAAGGAGCTATTGTCGTATTTTATTATACCAATATTATTTTTTAATTTAGACAGCTTAGATTCGTCTTTATTAATAACTGGTTTTATAAAGCAATAGTCTAATACAGTATTCCATTTATCATTTCTTTTAAACATATATATTTGATCTACTGATGCAAAATACATGTCGTCTTTAAAATACTTTGAACTGTTTACAGATTTGCCTTTTAAGTTATAGTATCTTCTAAACAAGTTATGGTGTACTAATACTGTATCTCCTACTTTTATATTTGTTCTTAAAGCTAAAGGCACTGAAACAACCACGGCTTCTCTGTTGACAAACTTATGATTTGATATACTAGAATTAACAATAAGCTTTTTATTACCTATTGCTAATTCATTATTATATCTTTGCCCAATTGGCTTTATTATAAATTGCTGAATGCTTTTCATTAATATTCTAAATCATACTCTACAGAAATAGCCATATTTTTATTAAACTTTTTCCAAGGTAAAATTTCATTTTGCTTTTTAATATGTATATTATAAGAATCGTCTTCATCTTCAAATAATATAGCAGATATTGTGTGACCTCCATAAACTTGTTGGCCTATAGCATAATGCATTGCTTCATTTTTATAATCAGAGCCTATACTTATTTTTCTTATAATATGGTCCACTTTTATTCTTTTTCAATATCAGTGTAAGTACCGTCTTCAATATTTATATTAATAGCGCCATAAATATCTTCAAGTTCTTTTTTATACTTTTCAATATCTTCTACTAATCCAGCATACTCATGAAGCAAACTGTGCTTTTGAGTTTCTAAAAATCCAAGATTTGTTAAAGATTTATTTAAATCTTTTTGGTGATTTTTAATTGTTTCTAACTGTTCGTTGGTAATCTTTTTTGTTTCTTTTACTTTTTTCATTTGATTTAATTCAATTATTTTACTTTATCTTTTATTTTCTCGTATGTTCTTAGTCCGCCAAGCCCGAGCATTCCCAGCAGTACTGTCATTAAGTGTTCCATTTGTAATGGGGGTGGAGCATCTGTTGTTTTTGTTATCCAAATAAATAAATCACGTATAACAAAATTATAAGCTAACGCAACTCCACATATCCATCCTATAAAAGGTCTCCAACCAGCAACGAACAAAGTTCTATGCGAAGCTTCAACCATATTTATTTTAGTTTGTAGTTCTATTAATTTTTCGGGATCAAGCTCTTTACCTTTAATAGCTTCTCTTATTTCCCAGGCTAAATTACCCGCTACAGATTTTCTACCGCCACCGCCTTTTAATAGCCCTAATAAAACTTTCCACATTTACTTGCCGTATTTACCTATATCTTTTAAAGTCTTAACCTTAGCATATAGCTTTCTAACTACAGGATCATTACTTTCACGTAATCTTTTTCTTTCTGCAGCTATTTTAGCATTCTTAATTTTAATTTTTGACTGTTCTTTTTTGCTTATATCTGTTCTTGGTTTGTTTGGATCTGATCTATTAGTAAAAGCTTTAGAATCTAATTGGTCTCCAATAGTTGATTTCTTTTTGCCATTTAATAATGCACTGCCTATGTCATCTACAGGCCTAGTGGTTAATAAGTTTTTAGCGTGTTTTTTCATCCATGATTCACTCATAATATAATTTTTTAGTTATGCGTTTTTATATGCTTCTGCTTCCCAAGGAAGGTTTTTAGCGCCTTCTTTCATTTGTGCTCTTGAGTATTTTTTTCCTTTCCAATAAACGTACTTATCATCATAATTAAGGTCACCTCTTTTCATTTGATTTATATGAACCATTTCGTGATTTACAACGCTATCTATTTGTTTAGGGTCTTTAATATCTTTATTAATGATTATAGTGCCATTGTTATTAGCTTTACCTAATACACCGTCTTCCATATCTACATGGTATATGGGAGTATTGTTATTCACATAAGGCGCACCATTCATTTTAAAAGCCATACTTATTTTTTATAAGGAATCATTTTATTTAAAGCATCACGTCTTTGCTCACAGCCGCAAGGTATATTTAAACCTTGAGATACATTATCTACAATAGTTTTTATACCTGTTGCTTTGGTGAATTTTTCAACGCTATCTCCAAATCCTTTTGATTTCATTATTTTTTTGCTTTTCTTTTAGCTATTCTTCCTTCTATTCTTTTAGCTCTTTTTTCTAGTCTTATTGTCTTAGCTCTTTTTTCTTGAGCTTTTTTACCGCCTTGAGCTGCTGTTTCTTTTGAAGTTGTTTCTATTCTAGCGTTTTTAGCTTTAGCTTTTGTTTTTGCTAATCTAATTTCTTGCTTAGATTTACCAGCTTGTTTTGCGGTTGTTTTAGCAGATCTAATTTCAGCTTTACTTTTTGTTTTTGTATCTTTTATTTTTGAAGCTGCTTTCTTTTTATTCTGATGTTCAATTACAGCATTAACTCCGTCTTTTGTTTTTGGAGCTTTTTTACGTTTAGATATAGCGGTTTTAGCTCTTTGTTCTAATTTAGAAGCTGCAGTTTGTGCCGCAGATGGTGTATTGTCTTTTGGAGTAGATTTAGGTGTTTGTTTCTTCTTAGTTTTTTTGTTATTTTTAGCTGAAGAAGGTTTTGGTGGGGTGGACTTAATTTTATTTGTGGTTTTTTCAGCAGGTAAACCATCTTGAAACATAGAGTTATAATTTGAAGTACTAGCATTTGTAATACCCACGCTTGCTCTATTAGTAGCATCAACATCAACATTACCTGTTTTTTTATCACTCATCAAATCTACTTGGTCACTATAAAATGTATTTTTTTTGCCAGTAATAGGTAAAGGAGATTTAGGATCTTTTTTCATATAATTACTTGATCCTTTTGCTGAGCTTAGCATTTTACCTTTTTCGATCAGTTGCTTTATAGGGTTTGGTTTCTTGTACATTTTAATATTTTTTTGAATCGTGTTTAATATCTTCGGCTAATTTTGATATATGCTTTTCGTCTGCCGTCATATTTTTATCACTATGTCCGTGTTTAGCATCATAATCAATATCTCTTTTTAAATAAGAAATGTGTGCAGCATCATCTCTTTCTGCAGCGTGCACGTTACCTTTTGTTATAGGCGTTTTTGAATGTCTCGCATTACCTGTGTAATGACCAAAGTGTCCTTGTTCCATAATGTGTTGTTTTTATATTAAAATCTACTGCAGCACCACCTTTTTCTAGCTGCTTTACCGCGTTCTCCGTCCCAGCTTTTAGATCTACTGCAAAAAGCTTTTTGTCTTTTATAAGCTTTTGTTCCAACTTTAACATCACATTTAGTTACAGCTGTTTTTAATTTACTTCCAGGATTTTGTTTTCTATATTTTTTAACTCCAGCGGCGGTCATACCAGCACCTTCTTTTGTAGTTCTGTAATTTCTGCCTGCCCCTTTAGTGGTTTTTGCAACTCTTAAAAAAGGTGATTGATTTTGCTCGTATCCCATGCTATAATTATTACTTCTTTTCCTTTAATCTTACCCACTTAGCTGCTGTGTATCCGATACTTATAAGTAACAGAATAACTTTTAATGTTACTTCTATATGCGTCATGCTTATCGCTAATGTTATTGCGTTAGCTGCCAGTAGTTTAATATCTCCTGTCGCCATTTTATTTTCCTTTTGCTCTTTGTGTGATAGGTTTATCGCTGTAGTCACAAGGGTATTTAGATACTTCCATGCCTGTAATACCTGAACTGCTGCCATGACCCATTGGAAAACCTTTTTTACTTAAAGGGCCATTCCAAACAGCGCTTTCACCAACTTGACCATCAAGCTTTGGATTGTTTATTATCATTTCTCTTTTATCCATAATATTTGTTTTATACTATTATTTTACATTAAAAGTTTTATCGCCAACAGTAAAAGTACTTTCACCTTTTTGTTTTGCAGATTGCAAAGCACCTATAAAAGCGTTGCTTTCTAAAGGAGTGCCTATATTCATTACAGCTTGTCTTGAACTACCCGAATGAAACATTTTGTCAGCTTTTAAAAGTGCAGAAGAACCAAAATCGGCTCCAGGGCTTGAAAATTTGGGTATTAAAGCATCTGCATCCAGCGCTCTAACTTGTTGAGGCTGTTGCATTGATTGTACAGGAACCGCCCCATAATTTACCGCTTGATTAGATGGAATTGCTTCTTGATTTAAAGATTCCATTGGATTTATTTCGTTCATACTATCTGTTTTTATCTTTGTTTACGTTTCTTATTGCTGTGATTAATACTTTGTCTGTATATGTTTTACCAGACATTATATTATTTCTAGAGCTTGTAGGTATATCTTCTTCACCTAACATTATTCGATACATTCTCATTATTAGCTGCTTAGCTTTTAATGAAAGTTTATATATACTATATCTTTGTGTTGTTCTATTATAATTTCTAAATACTACAACCCAACCGTCTTTAACAAATTTGTTCCATCTACGATTATCCCAGCTGTAAGAGTATGTGCCTGTTTTAAAATCCTGTTTAGTAAACATACCCATACAATCAAAATACATAAGTAACTCTAAATCAGCATCATTTAAGTTGTTATTTCTACAAGCCCATTTACGAATAATTCTATAATGCTTTAGTAGGTTTAACTCCCTAATGTCGCTAGCCTCTAAACGCCTCATAAAACAACAACTATATCTTGAGTTTTAATTATAGTAAAATATTGTTTATCTATTTCAATAGTGTGACCAGCATGGCGATCATAATAAATTTGGTCACCCTTATTTAATCCTTTTATATCATCGCTTACTGAATCAATAGTAGCTTTAGTATATCTTATATCTTCTCTATCTTTTTTAACTAATAGTAATCCGCCTTTAGTTTTTTCAGAAGTTACTTTTTCTGGTGTTATAATTATATTATTACCTATTGCCTTCATCTAATCTTAAATTATTGATTACACAATCAGTTGATAATATAGTTGTAGCCACAGAAGCTGCGTTACGAAGTGCACTTTTAGTAACTAATAAAGGATCTATAATTCCTGACTTAATCATATTTACCATATTTCCTGTAACCACATTAAGACCCTTACCCTTAGCTTTAGGCAAATCATACTCCAATATACCCGCATTACTTAAAATAGTCTTAAAAGGTGCTTTAACAGCTTCTAATAAAGCTTCTTCACCTTTAGACTTAGCAGTTATGCTATTGGATGCATTTAATAAAGCAATTCCACCACCGGGAACAATGCCTTCTTTAATCGCAGCTTTAGTAGCACATATTGCATCTTCTACTCGATCTGTTTTTTCTTTTAATTCAATATCAGAATTTGCACCCACTTGAACAATCGCTATCTTAGCTGATAAACGAGCTAATCTTTTTTCAAGGCGAATCAAGTTTCCAGGTGTTTGTGTTTCTGATAGTTCTTTTTTAATTTGCTCTATAACATCTAATACTTGTTCAGAAAGTTCTTCTACTTGTATTACAGTGTCTTTTTCGTCTGTAATAGATTTTAAACATTTACCTAAAAATTCAGGCTGTATTAAATCCATATCATCTCCTAAGTCTTCGTTTACAACTGTAGCGCCTGTCAACATTGCTAAGTCATCTAGAACTTCTCTTTTGTTTATTCCAAAAGTTGGAGCATTAATTACATTTACTTTTATATTACCTTTTGTTTTATTCATTGCTAATGTAGCTGCAACAGCAGGCTCCATATCTGCTACAATTAATAAAGGTATACTATTTTTTATAACATGCTCTAATATAGATTGTATTTGTCTAATATTTTCAATAGGTGATTCTACTAAAAGCACAGCAGCATCATCTAATTCAGCTGTTTTACTTATTTGGTTTGTTATAAAATGTTGATTTGTTATACCTTTATCATATTGTATACCATCAACTATTTCTACTTTTGTTTCTGCTTCAGCAGATGGTTCCATCATTACAACTCCGGTATCTCCTACAGCTCTAAAGGCATCGCCAATTATTTTTCCTAATTCAGAATCGTTATTAGTTGATATAGTAGCTATTTGATCTATCATATCACCTTTAACACTTGTGCTTGTTTTTTCTAGGTATGCCACTACTTTTTCGGTTGCTTCTTCAATACCGCTTTTTAAGTCTCTAGAACTTATGTTAGCTTGAACTTTCTGAGCTTCCTTTAGTATGGCATGTGCTAGAACTGTTGCTGTAGTTGTACCGTCACCAGCTTCTCTTACTGTTTTACGCGCTGCTTCTTTTAAAAGCGTAGCTCCCATATTTTCTACTGGGTCTAGTAATACTATTGTATCGGCAACTGTTACACCATCTTTAGTGATTAGCGGGTTACCTGAACCATCTTCTAGTAGTACACATTTACCGCTAGCGCCTAATGTGGAGCTAACGGCTTTTGTGAGTTTGTTTATTCCTTCAAACACTTTATCTTGAGCTTCTTGCCCAAAAGAAAGATTCTTGACTATTAAGTCTGACATATTTAATTTAATTTAATTGAATTGATTGATTG